GTATGGCTAAAGCACCCCAATATATTTCCATTAGCCCTCCTTCTGCTTCTTCAACATAAATAACTCTAGTCGTGTCGTGTACCAGATAGCCTTTCGGATGTCTTCGATCCCATTCTTGTATCGCCATCGGTGCATGTACTTAGCTATATTCCCACGGAGGTATCCAATGTATTCATCCTCTGACAAGAAGTCTTCGATGTACTCAATACACTCAATCTTACCACCTGTGTTATAGTGTGCTGGGCTGTTCACATTATCCATAAGGTTCCTTTCCTTCTTGTTCCTGCTTAAGATGTAGTTGTAGTATGAACCCAAACCCTAAAGCCCCTCTTTGAGAAAGGTCTTCACCCACATAGCTGTGATGTCTGACCTTACGATGTCTTCTACACCAAACTCAATGATGGGTACAGGTAGCAGGTACTTCTTAGCTAGATGGATAACCTTTGACAATCCATCAGCTTCCTTTAGGTCACTCTGTTGAACATCCCCATTAAGCACAATAGTAGTGTTCTCACCTACCCTTGTCAACAACATCTTAAGTTCGTGGGTCGTAATGTTCTGGGTCTCATCAACAATGATAAAGGCATCATCAAAGGAGCGACCCCTCATAAGGGCTAGAGGAGCCATTTCTATATTGCCATTCTTGATACCAGTTTCCACTGCACCCTTACCCAGATGCTTCTCCAGTACGTCTAGGACAGGTAAGGCCCAAGGCATGGTCTTCTCTGTCAGGTCACCCTTGAGGAACCCAAGCTCCTTACCGACAGCTACATGGGGTCGTGTAATAACGATCTTGTCAATCTGTTTGGTGACATACAGGTCAGCAGCATATGTCGCTGTGATATACGTCTTACCTGTACCCGCTGGACCTAGCACAAACACTTGTCGAGAGGACTTGAGGGCTGCTAGGAACTCTCCTTGCTTCTCTGTGCGTGGGACTAGGCCAGATGTCTTAGCCTCTGACGCACCTTTGTAGGTAGTCTTACGGCGTGTCCTAGTCTGCTTCTTTGGTGGTCCATTGTCCATGCTGAGATGGCCTTTCTCTAAACCTTACTTTAGTTATTGGTCCTTCCCGCAGGACTCGAACCTGCAACCTTGAAAGTGAAATTTCCGCTCTATCCATTTGAGCTAGGGAAGGTAGTAGGAGTTACTTAAACGTCTTCTCCCCAGTTAAAACATTCGTACCTCTGTACATAGCGCCCCTGTGATTCTGCAAAGAGCATAGCACTCCCAATGTCCCGCTCGCAGTCTTCCAGTGAGGTAAAGATAAGTCTACTGCTGACAGCCATACAATTAGGTGGTCCGTCCATCATGCAGATTATTGCTAGTGCTGTGAACATAACAGCCTCCTTAGGTTACATAGGTGAGCAGTTTAGGCACATGCTCAGGTGTAATAAGTTAGGTCAAGTCAACGATCTCACAAGAACCTACGCAAGCAAAGGTCTGTGATCCTGATGTGTTATCTTCAACCTCATACCCAGACAGCTTAGACCAGTCGATGGACTTAGGCATGATAGCAAGAGCATCTTCATAAGTCTCTTTGTCGCAATCCTGATAAGGTGCCTGCTGGTATGTATGCTCACTAAAGGGCAAGAAAGACACACCTGACATCTCATCAAAGTGGTTGTAGACAAAAGCACCTACATCGAACCACTCATCCTTCTTGACGTTAATTGTCACGGAGGGCTTGTGTTCGCACCAGTGACGTTGATAGGCCAGCCACATCTCAAGCTGTTCGATAGCAGTAAGATCAGATGTAACGACAGCCTTGTTAGGGGCTTTCACTGGGAAACTAAACACGACAGTCTGATCTGGCTTAAACACGTCAGGTTCATTAGGGATGCCTTGGTCCCGCATGAACTGTGTCAGAGGGTCTTTAACATCTCCACGAACAGTCCGGATATAGTAAGGACTATGGCGAGCATGGATACCAGAAGCACTATCAACCAACTGAGAGACGGTCCCAGAGGGTTTAACACAGGTAATAGCAGCACTAACAGGGATACCAAGACGTTCAGCCCACTCAGAATTAGTAGCAATAGCAATGGATTTAAGATGGTCAAGGGTTTTATCCAACCCTCTGTTCTTTGTCGTCATAAGAGGGTTATCCATAATACCAGTAATGGACACACCTAGCAGACGCTCTTCGTCAGTGTTCTTCTGCCAAATCTTACGCAAGTATGGGAACTTGGTGTGAGTAGACTGAATAGTACCAAGGATAGTGGCAAGACGAACCTTACGCTCCAAGCTCTCAATCGTGTCTGTTGCACGGACAACCACTTCCGTCAAGTTGCAGAACTGATAGGGGCGCAAGATTATCTCGCTACAGGGGTTGGTACCGTAGGACCACTCGTCGTTGTGATCTTCAACATTAACACTAGAAATTTTCATTTATGTCGCTCCAAATATTTCGCTGCTTGGACCAAAAGAAGCCCATCATCTTTAAAATAACCCAGACCCCTGTTGCATAAGTCACAAAGCAAGCCCCTGACCTTACCTGTGGTATGATCGTGATCCACGTGAAAATGGGTGTGTCCCTTCCTGCCAACTTCAGTCGTTTGACAAATATCGCAACACCCACCTTGTTTTTCTAGAGTAGTGTCATACCAATCTCTGGTAACACCGTACCTGCGTAACCAAGCCTTTTCTCTCGTGAGTTCTTTGTCTCGTTTGTCGGAATAAGACTTACACTTTTCAGGGTTCTTAGCCCTCCACTGTCGTAGGTACTCAGCCTTGTCCTCGTATTGACTTACCGTGATCTTAGACATCATCCCCAGCCTTTAGGTCAACTGCCAGCTTAGAGCCAACAAATTCGTTCCCCTTGTAGGTTTTTGTAGACCCGTCTTCGAATGTAACTGTTACGGTCTTGCCACGCCGACCATTCTTAGCTGCCTGCTTCTTTGATGCCTGACGGTTGAAGATACCACGCTCACCAGAGCCACTCTCTACCAGAGCCATCCACTCACGCATAAAGGACAGGCTGTCAGGCTTCTCAGTGTAGGACACAGAGTTGTTAGCCAATGCCCGCTGTGGATCGTTCTCCCACCATGAGCCACTCTTAGCATGGCGCATACGGTCATCTGACAAGTTGCTGAGGGAGATCATAGCAGAGCGACGAACACCGCCTACGACAACAACCTCACCAATCTTACACATGATGTCGTGGCACTCGATGGAGGAGAGCTTGCGACCCTTGGCTTCAGCAAAGACACGAACGACAAAGTTGAACAAGTCAATGAGAGGCGCTGGGCCTGATGCACGACCACCAAATGTCTTCAACTTTGCACCAGCAGGTCGGACAGCAGATACATCCCACTTGGGAATCTCACCTGAGTACAGCAGTGCAATAACTTGACGCAGTGCCTTAGCCCAACCCTCTTTACTGTCCTTGACTACAATGGTCGTAGCACTCTTGAACAGAACCTCTGGCACCTCAGGCAGCTTGCTGATGAACTGACGCTCCACAGAGAAGCCTACACCAGTGCCACAGAGCAGGATGAACATAGCCTCGTCAAAGGACTTAACATCGTCTACAGGCATGTAAGAGCAGTTGTAGCCTGCTGTGTTGTCACGGTTGAAGGCAGTACCAGCAGTCATCAAGGCCCGCATACTCGGCATGACCTCAAGCCCAAGGATAGCCTCTTGAATGTCTGTGGCAGTGGAAGCATCAACCTTACCGTCAACAAGGTTATTCATGTACCGCTCTACGGTCTCAGACCAAGTCTCTCGTCGTCCTTCTTCATCAAGCCATCGTGCATAGCGTGATTTGTGAATAAAGGATTGATAGTCAGTAGGTAGGTGATTGCTCATTTATTGCTCTTTCTGCTTTATTTCATCTAGTCGTTTCATCATAGTGTCAGGGACACCTAGTGCCTCTAACTTAGCCTTAGCCCTGTCGTAGTCAAGCCTACCCTCTGCATACTGGTTTATAACACTACCAGCAGCTACTAGCCAAGCTGGGATAACATTGTTCCAACTCATACAAGGTCACTCAGATCAACAGCAGGGTAATCCAAGTTCTTCATAACCTTGCCATCAGCCCGTCTTTGGATGGTCCCGTCTGGTTGAACACATCGACCCATGTTATTCTCATGGACCCGTAGGGTAGCCTCCATCAAATCCCAGCCCCTTGACCGTGCATAACCAAAGATGACGTAAGTAAGGTCAGCAAGTTCCTTTAGCTCTTTTACCGCAGAGGCAGACTTGAAGAACTCATGGTGCCACTCGTAGTATTCTTCCCGCATCAGGTTGGCAGACAAGTCAGGGTCAGTAGCTTGACCCATAGTCTTGGCAAAGTCATCTACCATCTTTGGGATTGTTGGGCTGTCGTCCTTCTTATTGTAGTAGGCATAGCCCATCGCTTCCATGTCTTCTAGTGTAATCACATCGTCCTCCCATAAAAGTGTAATCACATCGTCCTCCCATAAAACTGTGTTGATGTGCTAGGTGGCATATACCCATCGAATAGATACCAACAGCAATTATCTTTCCCTACGCTCTTACTACCCTCAATCCACTTAACTCGACCCACAGACACTACCTTAACGCAATAGGTCATGTAAATAGCTGACTGCCTAGTGTGCATCCAATCTGCATCGAACAACAACCAAGTTGGACAAGTGTTTATCCAATGTTCTATGAACGGATGCAAGAACTTTCTGTCCCAAGGTGGGTTTGTAATACAGAAGTCAACGACACCCTGTTCCCCCATGTACAGACTGAGAGCATCATGCTTGAAGATGTCAGGGGCTTGTGGCTCAATGTCAGACTTGAACAAGCACTCCCCATGACCCTCAGTAAGCTCCGTGATGTGGTCCACTAACCTACCGTCACCAGCACAAGGCTCTACATAATCAAATGCGTATGGCAAGTGCGGGATCAGAGGTTCTACAGCTTGGATGGGTGTTGGATAGTAGTCACGCTCAAGTCTTTCGTAATCACTACGCTTTCCCATATAGTTCACTCAAACGCTTCAGAGAGACAAACTCAGGGTCATAAACCCCATTAGAGATGTTACGCTTGATTACAATACCCTTCCACCAGTCTAAGTTAGCCTGCCCAGCCCAAGCCTCTTCTGCACCCTTGAAGCAACCTGCCACAAGACCAATGGCACCCGCAGCATCCTTGAACTTCATGTCACGCTTATGTGAGTGACCACAAGTAGAACTCTTGAACCTGAGGGCAAGCAGTGAATTAGCATGGTGCATACCACTTAGTGCTGTCCCGTAGTTACCAGAGCTGAAGTAATGAGCATAAGATACGCCATCATACTCAGCAATAGCTGGGGCTGAATTGTGATACTCGTGGTACTCATCGAACCAGTGCTTAGTCTGCAAGTGAGAGAATGAGATACCATACTTGGACCCTTCTAGTCGTGGGTCGTGAGCAAGCGCCTTCTTGATACGGTTCTCGTGGTTCCCCTCAAAGCCAAAGTAAGCTGGTTGTTTACGTCGATGATACTTGAACTGCCAACGCATACGCTCCATAGCGTCATTGTACACCTCAATATCCTTCTCGTAGGACTGACTGACGATAGCCTGTGGGTAGCGTGTGTCATAGGAGTTCAGGGACTTCATGTCGGCCCCATCCCCTAAGTCAACGACATAATCAGGTTTAAGGTCGTATAGGAACTTGCCTAGTATCTCGAACCTGTCGTTACTAACCTGCGGGTCTGTGTGTGCGCAGCTAAAGACCACTGCTGTTTTACCTGTCATATTAGTCTAACTCCAATAGTGTGACTTTATTGTCACAATCTCTTTGTGTCCCAGAGGGCATCTCCGTAGCCTTTCTTGTAGGCATCTTGAGCCTCTACCTTACACTGGTAAATAGTAGCCCAGATACGAGCTGCATTATCGTGCTTGTCGATCTCTTCTGCGGTGTAAGGCTTACCCTTTGCAGCAGTGGCTTCATTTACTCTGTTTAGAAGTTTCATTTATCCACCCCTCAGGGATTAACTTGTCATCATACAAGAAACCGTTTTTGTCGCACCAGTCACCATAACTAGTCTTTGACCCCTTGCTTATCTTAGCCTTACTATTGCTGAACACAAACCTGATGTCAAGGTGGGGATGCTGCTGCTTGACCAATAAGTGTTTCTTACGATCAGCAGCAACAAACCTACCCTTACTTTCGATTATGATACCATTAGAAAGTTTGAAGTCAGGCGTGTATGTTCTCGTTTCGTTAACTGCATACTTTAACTTGAGCTTCTCATACTCGAATGGGACACCTAAACTCTTTAACTGGCCGGAGATACGATCTTCTAGGCCAGAGCGGTAACCGTGCTTTAGTCCTGCACTGGTGGTTCCCAGATTTCTCCCTCGTGTCGCCTTAGCCAAAGCAGTCTCCCATTCTCAATAATCCGATCTAAGTTGCCATCGTATGCCTTTACGACAGCTTCCCAGAGTTCGTCCTCATTACTACAGTCTGCCAGCAGCTTCTCAGCCTTCTTAGGTCCGATACCGTGGATACCTACAATGTTGTCAGCACGATCCCCTGTGAGCAGTTGTGTGTAGAAGAAGTGTGTCCCCTCGAAAGGCTCTACCTTTTTCCACTCGTTCCTACCGAAGTTGAAGTGCCAGCAAGGTAGTTGCAGCATGTCCTTATCAATAGAGGCGACAACACAATCATAACCTAATTCTGCTGCACCCTTAGAGATGAGGTCGTCTGCTTCCTCGTTAACGCTAACAACAGCACTATACTTGTCGATCAGATGTTCCCTAGTCGTACCAAGATGAACAGGTTTTTCTGTCGTGGCCCTGTTACCTTTGTATGGGTGTGACTTTGCTACATCAAACCTAAAGTTAGTGCTGCCAGTAAGATATACCTGAAAGTCTTGCTCAGAAGGAAACGGGAGGTCAATCGTTTCATTTAATACATACTCCATGAGTTCATCGACCTTCCCGATAGCATCCTCAGGGAAAAGGTCTTGAGTAGCAAAGGCTGCTCTGTAAGCTACAATGTCTCCGTCTACTAAAACCTTTCCCTTAGTCATACTAAAACTTCCCGAATGTTACTTGACCATCGTCCTTTTCAAAGCCTACGTCAGTCACATAATCAAAGCCTACACCCTGCATTACCGACAAGAACAAAGCTGAGATTTGAAACAGGTCTTCCATGTTGTCTCGACTGAATGAGTAAACCCCATCCCAACCGTCATAATCTTCCGTGGTCTCTACGGTAACTGTAATTTTCATTACGCAGCCTCTCCTTCATCAACCATAAACAATTTGTCGTCTGCACTTGGACCAGAGTTCTCGTAAGCCACATGGTCAGTAACACCGATAGCCTCAAGTCGAACGCCAGCACCGTCAGAGTAGGTAGAGAACTGGACCTTAGCGGCTGTCCCGTTACCCAAGGCACCATCATCCCCCAACGACCACCAAGCCTTGTTCTCAGCTCCGTTAGTCAGGTTGACGACCTTTGGTTGCCCACCGAAGTCTACCTCTGTCTCTTTACCATTCTTGTCGGTGAATGTCATTTTGTGGTCATGGAAGCGTGTCAGCTTGATGAACTTACCGATACCGAAGTTGTTACCCTGCTTGATACGGTCATTGCCCATTGGCTTAGGGTCTAGACCAGCTTGCAGCAACTCTTCGATCTGAGCTTCATCTGTGAAGTATGCATTGACTACATACTGACCGTTAAACTTCTTTGCTTTCTTAGCAGCGTTGTTGTCGTCGCCACCCATATCTCGGTTCTCTTCAAACACCTTTGGGTATTCGAGGATCATATCCATTGTAAACTTAGCCATGTCGGGTTCCTTTGTTTAAGCTGTAGGGTTTACAGCACTGTGTTGGTAATATACTATAAGTTCATTTTGACGAATCTGTAACACTGATTCGCTAACTTATTTACTCGTTACTGAAGAAGGTCACATAGTGTTGCATAAAAGACTCAGTTGGATTTAGTGGATGTCCGCGTAAGTCTTACCGAACTGCACATCAGTCCCAAGTGGGACGTTCAGCTTGACCCTCTTGTTCAGGATAACAGCAGCATCGTGCATGATCTTCTCTACGTTACCCTCGTCACCTTCCTTAACCAGAGCGATGATCTCGTCGTGGAACTGGCCCACAGATTTGATACCGTTCTTACGACAGACAGCAACCCAAGTATCAAAGCAGTAGACACCTGTGCCTTGGTTCAAAGTGCTGAACCTGTCCTTGTCACTACGCAGGCTATACCAGAAACCAGAGACAGGGTTCTTTAGCCACATCCCCCCGAACAACTCCCTGACCTGTAGTGTGCTGGCAACCTTCTCAATAGCCCAGTTACGGGACCAGAAGGCGTCTAGCAGGGTCTTAGCCTCGGACTTGCTCATACCCGTCTCACGGGCCAGCTTAGGCGCTCCTACACCGTATGTGGCGCTGTAGTTGACCACCTTGTAGTTCTTGCGGAGTGCCTTGAGTGAACGCTCACCTGAATTATGCTTGTCGATGTCTTCTTGAGAGATGACACCAGCGTGTAGTGCCAAGTCAAGGTGAGGGTCAAACCCTTCCTTGCTCATCTGTTCCACATACTCAGGGTCGAGTGGCTTCATGTAGTGTCGTTTGGTCGTGTCTTCCAAGCTAGTCATGTCAGCACCAGCTAGGACGTAGCCATCGGGGCAGGTAAGGCACCCACGGATCACATCACCGTAAGGCTTGTCTACGCTGGGTAGGTTGACCAGAGGCTTCATGTGCTTGAACCTGAATGTATTCGTCAGGCCAGCCACCGTAGCTTGTAGGTAGCCATCAACGTGACAGTCTAGGAACGACTTAAGTATTCCAGCACGATGAGTAAGCACGGTAAGGCCATCCAGCAGATCAACAGCAGGGTCCATACTGACAAGTTCCTTGACACTCTTGCAAAGGTCTCCGTCATTACGGACTTGTTCGATTTGTCTTTCATCGCCTGTCTTCTTATCCCTGATGAACTTATACGTTCGTGGTTTCCAACCTAAGCTGTACAGCCAGTCCTTGACTTGGTCGTTACTGTTTGGGTTGCCCCGTTCTTCTCCTGTCTGGACAGTTAGGCTTTTTGCGGAGATTGGCATCTTATTCTCCGCACATAGTGCAACCCACTTCTCACCGTGAGAGGACAACTCGCCATCTTTCTTGTGCATGACCTTAGGCTGGGTAGCCACACGGGTCAGTGCTTTCTTTGGCATAGCATCAGCTAGTTGCTCTACCTTCTCTTCTTTCAGCCTGATGATTTCGTCGTAGGCTTCCTGAGCTTTATCTACATCCAGTTTCCACCGAAGGTCTTCTTGCTCTCTGGCACAGTCTAGTTTGAACGACAGATAGTCTACCAGACGATCTTTCTCCAGAGGGTCTTGGTAAAGTTTGTTCAGCTTAGTATCAAGATCACGCCACAGACGGTTGTTGATCTTAACGTCCTCATCACATCTGTGTGCATACTCTTGTGGTGTCAGGCTGTTCCAGTCCTTGATAACAGGCTTAGGGATGCCGTAGTCAACACCATACCATTCGAGACCATGCTTTAGTCTGTCGTGGTGCAGATACCAGCTAAGGGCTAGTGTGTCGATCAGACGTGGCTTTACCTTGATACCCAGTACTTTTTCCACTGCGGGGATGTCGAAGCGGATGATGTTGTGGCCTACTAGAACTTCTGTCTCAGTGAAGAACTTGCGCATCTCATCATAGTCGTGTGTGTGATGCACTTCTTTTCCATCGTGTGAATAAGACAAGACATGAATCTTGGTCAACTCATCTAATAGACCGTCAGTTTCAATGTCGAATACTGTTGTCATACGTTTTATTACCTTGTTCTCAGGGCTTCGTCTAAAGCAAAGCCGATTATTTCCACTGCTTTTGGTACGACAGCGTTACCTAAACACCCAAGTCTGTCCATTTGTGAGGGAACCCCATCAGATGCTCTGACCACTCCGGGTTTATCTTTCCCCCAGCATGAGTTGCTAAAGTTGGTGTGTTCCTTGTATACTCTGCGGGATATGCTCCCTCTTTGGAATTGTGCTTCGTTGGGGTAGGCAACAACCCAGATACGTTCTCTGAGGTGCGGCGCTCCAATGCTGGCAGCGGATAGGCAAAACCACTCTGCATCATACCCGACTTGGGCCAAGGACCAGAGAAAGTTGTTAAACCATTCCCCTTTATTTTCCGCTGGGCCGGAGAGTATCCGACTGACGTTTTCAAACAAAATGAAGGGTCTACCACACGCTTCTGCAAGACGGAGCATTTCTCTGAAAAGACCGCTTCGAGTACCCTCTCCAATGCCTCGCATTTGTCCTGCCGAGGACAAGTCTTGGCAAGGGAATCCCCCAGTGATAATGTCAACTGTTCCAACATCTTCCCCTTTAAGTTTTGTAACATCTAAATGGCAAGGTACGCCCGGCCAATGCTTATTTATAACTGCTCTTGGGTAACTTTCAATCTCGCAGAAAGCTACTGTCTCAAACTTACCCGTACCTTCTAACCCAACGGAAAAGCCACCTATGCCACTAAACAAGTCAAGGACTTTGTGCATTAGTGTACCTCTCGTAGTGTAAACGTATCAGTACTAAACCGCATCATACCTGCCTTACCTTCTTCAGAACATGGTCGGTTCTTCTCAATAGTAAGGTGTGTCGTGTTACGCTCTTGCAAGTCAGTAGAATCCTTGTCACGCTTCAGGTCAATGATGACTGATGCCCGCTGCCCGATCATACGACAATACTTCATCTGACCATCATCATTAGTGTGGGCGATAGTAACGATACCCACGTTCAACTCAGCAGACAGCTTAGACAGTCGCACAGACAAGTCAGCCAACATCTGTTCCTTGCTTTCCTCTGACGACCCAAC